CTGCGTACCATCCCTTTGGATTCCTGCAGGTATTTGGAGGGCAATGACTTTAGAGGTCAAAATGTGCCTCCAGATATGCCATTGGCAACGTAGAGACCAGTGGAGGAGAGGGTGGCACCTTGTGTACCATTTATAGTAAATCCAATCGTATTACTCGAAGGCAAGTACATACCTGTGCTCAAGTTACCTTGGAAGTTGAGTGAGGGTACTGATGCAGAACCCACATTCAGGGTAAATGTTCCAGAACTAGCTGTGTTACTTGTTGTGCTGTAGACATTTGTACCATCACAAACCACAAAAGCAGTCTGACCTTGGTTAACAACTTGTTGAGTTCCTACTCCTGCTGTTCTGAAGTTCAGCGTGTACGCACCAGTTGTATTATTAGTTAATGAATACAGTTGAACTGTAGAAGGTAGGTAAACAGTACAATTAGAAGTTAATGTACCGTAATACTCTTGAATGATGTTTGCACCTTCAGCAGATGTCAGCGTAACCGATCCACCAGTAACCGTCTTGACCAACTGTGTGAAGTTAAACTGGTTAGATCGTCCATAGGCATAGGTGTTGTAACCAGTAGCTCCATTAGAAACAATGACCAAAGACTCGGTGAGTTGTAGTTGTTGGCTTGGGTTTCCATCAATTGTATCTGTTCCACTAGGAGTTAACGTCAGGATACCTGTTCCACCATTCCTGATGATTGCAAACCAGTTGCCTCCAACAGTAGCTGAGGAAGGCATTGTGATCGTACCAACGCCTGATGACCAAACAATAAAAGATGCCCTGTTAGAGGCACCCAAAGATGCATTCGAGTAGATATAGTTAATGGGATACGCTTGGTTTAAGGTAGTCCCAATAGGCGTTAAACCGTATCCTGCTAAGGCTGAGGCGTTAGCTGAGGAAGTACCTGCTCCAAGCACCACAGTTGCCCATGTGCCATTAACAGTTGTGTTGTCTGTCAACCAGATAAACTGAGCTACTCCAGAGGTAACAGCAATAATGGTGTTGCCACTTGTATCTGTTACCGTAAAGGTATTTGTTCCTACGTTTCTAACCAGAATAGTCTGACCAGTCGATACCTGAGTAGCAGGTGGTAGCTCTAGTAAAAGCCCTGTAGTTGTTGCTGTACAGTCAATGATTGAACTAGCAGGCGTACTGTTGTTACCATTGATAGGCCATTGTAGGAAGGTATTCTGGCTGATTGTCAGGTTTTCATAACTGACAGAAGATGGGCTGATGGTTTGCCCAGTAAATGGGTTTACATATGTAGTCATTATGAGTCCTGTACGATAGCCTGACGATCCCCAATGCGAAGAGTATCTTCTGTCTTGAGTGCAGTCATAGCTTGATCAAAAAGTTGAGACCAAACAGCTAAACGTGAATCATCCTTTAAGAATGGTGCAGTTTGCTTTAGAGTACCAAACAACATAGCATTTGGTGCATTCTGAGTTAACCAGTTGGTTTGATTGGCTGAATCTAAAGGCTGTAATCTTGTATAGCAAAGAGCCTCAAAAGCATAATTCTGATCTGGTGTAGGTGCTACAAACCAGTGATCATAATCATAGTCAGCGTAGTAAAGGGGCTGACTTGTTTGAGTTGGGTCAGGCCAGTATTCGTTCAAATATTCTAATTTTCGCAGTAGAATAGGTTGCTTGCCTGTAGCAGTGGAGAGCGTCATAGAGACAGTCTTTCTCCATCGAGCAGGCTTTGCTATCACTCCACTTCCTGCATTCATGTTGGCATCTACCACCACCATTTGACCTAGCGTCTTAATTTCTTGAGCGATTTCAAACTCAGCCATTGTGATAGCTGTAGGGATGAAGTTAACTACAGCAGGGTCTGAACGCTCTAAGTATTGCAATACCAGAGCAGTCAAACTATCATAAGTTAACACATATGAAGGCGTAGTCATTTATAGCCCTTTTTAGATATTGCTTTCATAGATTTTATCTCCCCTTTACCTCTCAAGCAAGGACTTGTAAGGCTTTTTCTGTTTGGGCTTTTCTGTCCTCCAAACCGATCAAACCACCATTGATTCTTTTGCATAGCTGTTCAGCGTTCTCTATCAACTTCCCACAGCCATGGGTCTGCCAGAACCACCCTGCACTCAGGCAGGCATACATAGGTGTCGCTAGGAGATCAGGGTTCATCACAAAGTCCTGACCTAGGGCTTGCCCACAGTGCCAGTAGTTGTCGTGCCCGGTCAACTGGAGAACACCCCTTCCCCTAAACCGATACCCATCCCCAGAGTCCTCGCCTCTGTTCCCCATACGGTTAGCGTAAATCCTATTGGCAATCTTCTCTGGATTTCTAGCGTAAAGGGGTATCTCCTCAGGCTTGAACTTACGCCCAAAGAGCTTTTGTAGGGTCTCAGCACGATAATTAAGGTTCTCCTCTAAAGCCCTGAAATGGTTGCTCTCGTGGCTACATTGGGCAATAAAGGATGCCTGCTCCTTAGGCGAAAACATCCCAAACTTGGTAAAAGTAGTTGTCAGAGGCTCAGACCACTGGGGAGCTATTCCTAGCGTATGGAGTTTCTCAGCACTGATCATAGGTAGTCCGTTAAAACAACAAGAATGGCAATAAGACTTATAAGAGTTACATAAGCAAAGAGCACTTTATTTTCCCATTTCATTGATTTTGCTCCTTACTTCGTTGTAGAAGTCGATGCAGGTGTTTCGCTCGTTAATGGCTCTGTCACCTTCTGAGGCGATTGCGACAATATCTTTAATAGCCTGTCTGTCAGATTCGCCCTCACCACTACCCCCAGTTCGTCTGGCAGTATTGGCATCTGGGTTGGCTGATACACCACAGGAGGTGGGGAGGCGCAACTCGCCAGAGTCAATGCGCTTATTAAGATCAGACTGCTTTTGAGTAACTGCATCGTTTGCTTTCCTTATCGCCACACTTGTAGCCTTCTTTGCCTTTTCTAGCTCTACTTCTTTGGCACGAGCTTCTGCATTAAGTCGCTCAATTTCTGCTTGATCTTCTGCAACACGTCTTTGATAACCTCTGTGGTCTGCGACATAATAGCCTCCTGATATAACCAAACTCAAACCCACCACCTTCATTACAAGTGCATGGGGCTTTAACATAGGTAGAAACCCTAGCAAGTAACTCAATCCATAAGCTATTACACCTCCGAAAAGGGAAATAACTGCTATCCAATAAAACAGGTCATCAATAAACCATGACAACCAACTAAGCATTTTTAGCCTCTGCCCTAGCGTGAGCCATTGTTTCCCTCTCCTCTTCGTGCTCCAAGGTAGGAGGTGTTGTAGGAGGTGGGGGAGGGTACCAAGCCCTTGTAGGATCGATGCTGAACCCTGAGGTAGAGTTATCTAGGTTTGAGGTAAATGAAGATGCTCCAAAGCTCTGTGGTTGCATTCCCATGGGTTGGCATGGGTTGTACATAGGAGGTGGAGGAGGAGTCACTGAGGACTTTCCAGTCAACTTCACGCTCAGGATGGTGAAGATTTGGGTCATCACCACCCCTAGAATGGCTAGGATTTGCTTGTCAGCAGGAGCCTCAGTAAAGAGAGGCTGTTGGATAAAGATGATCGAATAGGCAAAGAGACCACTTACCATAGCCAGAATGTAGCAAAACACCTTCAGAATAAAGGCATTCGTTTCTGCTTCTATTTGTTCAGGGCTTTTTGTCATTTTGAGGCTTATTGAAAAATTCTGGACAAGTCTGCGAAGCTGTGCAAATAGGTGGTTTACATACTTCCAAATCCCAGTTCTTAGGGTCTTGGCAAGTGTAGCGATACTTGTCCTCACAGGACACCAAAAGTAAAACTAGTAACAACCATCTCATTTCTCCTCCAGTTTCTTAATCAGCTTCTGAACTTTGATCTCAGTTTGTCTAATATCCATGTACATCCACATGAGAACTGGCATCATAAACATCACCAAAGCTAGTAAAACTATGATCACGATGACGAAGAAGGAATCATCGTCAGAATCATCAGCCACGTCCACAGGATCACTAGACTGGTTGCTATAGCTACTAGGTCTCTGTTTTGGAGCTTGTTTAAAACCTGTCTTCGTTGCCATGCCAATGCCTTTTTCTTGTCCAGTTCTGCCTTTCTTGCCATCTGCTGTTTGTTGGCAATGTGACCAATCATGTCATTGACTCTGCTGTACAAATTCTT